ACGACATGGACGCATGTGGAGTTTTCCACTAACGGTTCCAACTTGGTCACCTTTGTCCAGAAGGGGATAGGCGGGTCAACCAACAACACTGGGATTGGATGCACCTTCACGGACAGCGGAGTCGGGTCTCTTGACATTGCCACTAGGGTCGGCACTCATATCTATTATCCAGACCCTGCAACTTCTGCCTCTCAAATCATGACTAGTACGCCTACAACAAACGGCTTCGTCTTCAGTATCCGGCAGAACGGAACTGCCCAGCAGTCAAGAAACAGGTGGGAAGCCATCAATAGCAGGGTTTCATCGGGATCTCTGCGGGAAACAGCAGTCTCCGCTCCAGCCGACTTCAGGACGGGAACCCACCACGCAAGCAGCTTATTCCCCGTGGCCCTCTCGGATTCGCTCCATCGGCGCATCGTTGAACACTATGCCTATTCCTTCAAGAGTGCTATCTGACCATGCCCCACCTTTATCTCCTCGACCACGCCATTCGCGTTGAGCAAGATCCCGCCGTAATTGCCACCCTGGTACGAAAGGGCTGGACTGTCCTACCTGCACAGCCCGATCCCACCGCAACATGGGACGGGACGCAATGGGTTACGCCGCCACCGCCACCGCCGCAGCCTGACTACATCGGCTTCTGGGATGCCGTGCTGGTCAGCCAGACCTATACCACGTTGCTGGGCCACGCCATGACCAGCCTGCCAACCAATACAGCCCTGACGGCATTTATCTCTGCATTCCAAGACGCAAAGGCAGGCCGCCCCAATGTTGCCGCTATCCAAGCTTGCATCTATCTGACAATGCAGGCCGCCTTTGATGTTTTGACCACGGCAGACCTTCTTGAACTGCAGGAGTTAATGGCTCAGCACAGGCTCTCTGACGTATTCGTCCTTACTCCTCCAACCTCATAATGACCGTATCCTCCATCAAGCAGGGCCGAAACTCCCGTGACCCTGTTTGCACCCTTGGCGCCCCCTTGCTGGCTCGTCAACTGGCTGCCGGTGCTGCCTCCGCTAACACTGTCCTGAGCACCACAGCTTGGGCCATCTCAATTCGTGCCGTCACCGCTGACATCCGCTTCTCGATTGGCTCAACCAGCCAAACAGCCTCCGCAACCTCACACTTCATTGCTGCCGGTGAACGGCTTCAGTTCCGACTGGGGGTGGCTACGCCCAACATCGGGGTGATCCGGGCTGGCGGCACCGATGGTGTGCTGGAAGTCACCGAACTTCAGTGATTCGATTTGTTTTTTTTTAAACTCCTTACATAATCTACTATAATGACTCTCGTTCAAAACCCCACCACCCTGGCCATCGAAGACGTTCCCGATTACATCTCGGAAGTCGCCACTGTTGGTGCGGATATTGCTGTCACTTCTAGCACCACCCTGGTGAGTGTTCCCACCCTGGTGATCCCTCACGGCCCCAGCCAGAGGTTCTTCTTCCGGTTCGGTCTGTTCTTCACAAGCAACGCTACCGCTGACTTCAAGTATCGGATCGCCCTGCTTAAGACTTCGGATAACACTGCCCAAGCTGCTGCCTCCTATCGCCTGCGTCGTCAGACGATTGCACCGGATGCCCTGACTACCCTGGTCACCGGGTTCGATGTGGCTAACAACGGATCCACCGATATCACCGTCCTCAGTGCTTCTGGTACTGATGGCTTTGCTGGTGGTGAAGGGATCATCACGACTGCGGCTGCGGCTGGTCGTCTGGAATTCCAGTTCGCCCAGAACACTTCGGATGCCGGTGCTGTCACGCTTCGTGCTGGCAGCTTCTTGGAATACAAGCAGTTCTGATCTTTAATCTGATTGGGGGCACCTCAGTGTCGGACCCCCTTTCTATTGGCTATAGATCCTCCACGGAGGGCACCCTGTAGTCATGGCTATGACTTCTTTCAACTCAATATCTCCACTAGACATGGGGATTCTTTCTCTGAATAATCCTAGGCAAATTTAGAGCGTATCTATATCTAACCCGTAATCATTTAATTCCGTGGCTAATGTCATTCAGTCCGTAGTCGGTACTATTAACAAGGCTGTTCCAGATACTTCTGGCAGTCGTGCATATGATACCAAATACGGCGTTTATCTTAAGCAATTTAGTGGCGAAATGTTTGCAGCTTACCAAAGCGCAACTATCGCCCGTGGAACTGTTATGAGCCGTGCCCTCAAAGGTGCTCGGTCCCAGCAGTTCATCTTCACCGGTCGTATGCAAGCTGCGTACCACATCCCCGGTACGCCTATTCTGGGTAGTGGCGATCCCCCTGTGGCTGAGAAGACCATCGTTTGCGATGACCTTCTGACCAGCCATGCTTTCATGTATTCGCTGGACGAGACTCTGGCTCACTACTCCCTGCGGAGCGAAGTGGCCAAGAAAATCGGACATGCTTTGGCTGAAGCATACGATAAGAAGATCTTCCGCACCATCGCACTTGCTGCGCGTGAAGCTCATCCCATCACTGCTGGCCCCGGTCCTGAGCCCGGTGGTTCGATCATCCGTCTGGGTGTCGGTAAGCAGTACGATGCACAAGCTCTGGTTGATAGTTTCTTTGAAGCTGCCTCCATCCTTGATGAGAAGAATCTGCCCCAGGATGGTCGTTGTGCCGTTCTCAACCCCCGGCAGTATTACGCTCTGATCTCCCAGGTTGACAGCAACATCCTCAACCGGGACTTCGGCAACAACTCTGGCTCCCTCCAAAGTGGTGAGGGCCTGTACGAGATCGCTGGTATCAAGATCAAGCGTTCCAACAACCTGCCTTTCCTGGCTGGTACTGTCTCTGCCCAGAGTGGTGAGAACAACAACTACGCTGGTGACTTCTCTGCTCACTGCGGTTTGATCTATTACAAAGAGGCTGCTGGCGTTGTGGAAGCTATGGCTCCCAAAGTCGAAACCTCTGGTAAAGACATCCGCACCATGTACCAAGGCGACCTCATTGTGGGTTCCCTGGCCATGGGCTGTGGCACCCTTAATCCTGCCGCTGCTATTGAACTGCAAGCGGCTGCCTGAGGTACTTTCTCATGCCTGTTCGTCAAACTTCTGTTGGGGTCGGCTCTATTGCTGGCTCCAGCACCTTTTTTCCATGCCCACCGGTTGAGCATGATCGTCCGAGGGGTGTCGCAACCCTGACCCTGATCGGCAATGGCACCTCTGGTGCTACCTCGACCAACCCCGCTGCCACCTCCAACGAGCGCAACAACCTGGCTGCTGGCCTCACGGTGACCCTGGCTGCCTCTGGTGGCCTCTACACGACCGTCACCGTTAATGCTGCTGGTGCCAACTATGCCGAGGGTGATGTCATCCTGGTGCCGCTGGCTGCTGGTACGCCTGCCCTCAAGCTGATCGTTTCGACGGTCACCGCTCTGGGTGGTGTGACCGGCATCGGCTTCCTCACCAACACTACGTCTGGTGCGACTGCTGCTGGTCCTCTGGCAACGGTCTGTGAAGAGCCCCGCACTGGTGCTCAGGGTCTGACGGTCAACGCTACGGCTGCTGCTGGTGTTGTGACCACCCTGGCTGTTGTTGGTGCTGGCCGTGGATACCGGATCGGTGACATTGTGACCATTACGGTTACCGGTGCCACCACCCCTGTGACTGCCTCCGTGGCAACCATCACTGGTTGATTCAATAATCCCATCGCCTTAAATCAATGGCCGCTTCTAATAGCCTGGGGATCGTCGTGTCCTCGGGTACCTTCCCTGGCTCCGGTGCAATCTCCGGTGCCCCCGCTTCCCGCATCAGCGTGGTCAAGTCGAAGATGTCCTACAACGGGACTGCTATCCCTGACTCCGCTGTCCGTTCGGTGACCCAGAACCTTCGTATTGCCTATGGTGGCGTCGAAGGCAATATCACCAACGTTTGATTCATTTGGCTCCTCTATTAAATAGGGGAGCCTCCCCCTTTCTTAATACCTCTTAGACAAGAGCGAATTTATGTCCTCCTTCCCTGATAGTCTCACAGATTCTGAACTCTTCGCTGTTAATGAGATCCTCGCCTCCATCGGCCAAGCTCCTGTAGTTAACCTCAACACTGCTAATCCAGATACCGCGATTGCTCTCAACACTCTGCGTTCTACTAATAGGGAAGTGCAGGCTGAAGGGTGGGCCTTTAATCTTGAAAACGAGTACAGCTTCTCGCCAGACAATGATGGTAACATCCTTGTACCAGCTAACATCCTGATGCTGGATGTCACCAAGTATCTACCTGAGAACTACGGTCAATCCGTCGTTGTCCGTGAGGGTAAGCTCTACAACAAAATCGAACACACCTTCATGTGGGATGAAGCCCTACTGTGTGATGTCCTGTGGCTCATTCCATTCTCTGACACCCCTGCTGTGTTCCAGAACTTCGTCACTGCTAAAGCTGCTGTAGTGGCCTCTACCCGTATGGTGGGTGGTGACAAGGTTATGTATGCCATGCTCAAAGATAAAGAAGCATCTGCAAAGGCTTCTGTGATGCAGTATGAGTGTCAGCAAAGTAATCCCAATATGCTTGGCTTCGACCCAGGTCAGAACCGCTACACCAGCTACGAACCGTTCCATGCACTAATCCGATAAATGGCTCTCATTTCTCAAACTCTACCTCCTCTGCTGGGAGGTGTCTCTCAACAGATTGATGAACGCAAGAAGGCAGACCAACTTCGGGAGTCTATCAATGCTTACCCTGACGTTGCCTTTGGTCTAATCAAGAGATCAGGGGCACAGTTCATTGCTGAGCTTATTGGACCTGAGCCGATTCTGTAATGCCTAACATTATCTATCCTGCCGGTACCTTTACCAACGCTAAATGGTTCTCCATCCTGAGGGACCAGTCTGAAAAATATCTTGGATGCATAATAGGGTCTAATCTCTTTGTCTGGAACCTCCTGACTGGTGTGGTTCAGGATGTCACTAGGGTTGGTTCATCTGCTTCCTACCTAACTGGAACCAGCCCCAATGACTACCATGTCTTCTCAGTCAATGACTTTACCTTTATCACCAACAGGAAGATCACGCTTCT